ATGGCAGCCAACAGAATCGCCCTGATGGCCCCACTGCGCCGCATGGCCAAGGCCGTGAAGTTCGCCGGGGAGGTCTTCCCAGGTGAAATCCAGGCGCCGAAGGACGGCGACCTGGTGCTGATGTGGCGTAGCCCGACCCAGGTAGAGGCCTTTGTGAAGATCCGGCCGCAGAACTGCCCCAAAGACATCACCGCGAACATCGCGCTCGACCTTTCTCAGGACGACCAGGAGTAACCCATGGCCAAGATCGGTGGCATGAACTTCGATATCAACGTGGGTGACCTGAAGGTCCACGTTGAAACCGCAACCCTCGATATCACGGATAACAGCGCTGTTGCCCAAACCCGGGGTGTGCCTGACGGCTACGTCGCCGGCGACGTGGCGGCCAGCGGTGAGATGGAGCTGGACACCACCAACTTCAATTTGCTGATCGAGGCCGCCGGCAAGGCCGGTAGTTTCCGCAAGCTCGACGCTTTCGACGTGCTGTTTTTCGCCAAGACGCCGACGGACGAAATCCGCGTCGAGGCTTTCGGCTGCAAGGTGAAAATCTCCAGCTTGCTCAACATCGACTCGAAAGGTGGCGAGAAGTCGAAGCACAAGGTGCCGTTCGACGTCACCAGCCCGGACTTCATCCACATCAACGGCGTTCCATACCTGGATGCTGCAGAGATCGAGGGCCTGAGCTGATGGTTTGCCCGTTCGATCGCGCCCAAGACCTGGAACAACGTCAGCGTGACCAGGCGATCGCCGCCCAGCTGGCCCGGCCGCGCTCGACGGGCCCAAGCCTTACCCACTGCCAGGACTGTGACAACGAGATCCCCGCAGCACGCCAGGCGCTGGGCGGAATCCTGCGCTGTGTGCCGTGCCAGTCCATTTTTGAGAAGGAGGGGCTGCGATGAGCACGAATCAGGCCGCCCAGGACACCGCCATTGCAATTGTGAAAGCCTCACCCGCCATTGGCGTGGCCGCGACCGGTGCGACGGGTGCCATTGACTGGTCAGCAGTGGCCTACATGCTGACTGCGCTTTACATGGTGTTGCAGATCCTTCTGTTGGCGCCCAAGTACCGCCAGATGTTGCATGACTGGAAGCGCAAGCCATGAGCCTGCGCCACAAGATAGCCACCGGTGCCCTGGCCCTTATCTTGGGCAGCAGCTCCCTGATGGCGTTCCTGGGCAAGTGGGAAGGTGAAGGCCAGAACGTAGTCTATCCCGACAAGCTGGCCCGGGGCCTGCCCACCGTCTGCAAAGGGATCACCCGTCACACCAGCCCTTATCCGGTGATTGTCGGTGATTACTGGTCGCCCGAGCGCTGCGCCGAGGTAGAACAGATGGTGGTCGAGAAAGGCCAGCTGGGCCTGGCTGATTGCCTGACGAACCCGCGCATCAGCCAGGACACTTTCGATGCCCTGAGCAGCCACGGCCACAACGTCGGCACGCCATCCACCTGCGCGAGTCGCGCCGTGGGGCTAATCAACGCCGGGCGTATCGCCGAGGGCTGCAAGGCGCTGGCCTGGGGCGCGGATGGGCGGCCTGTGTGGGCCTACGTCACCGACGCCCAGGGCAAAAAGGTGTTCGTACCTGGTTTGCACGCACGCCGAAAGGCTGAAGCGAAGTGGTGCGCCCAATGACCGTACCGCCGCTCCGCCTTGCCCTGGTCGTGCTGCTTTCTGGCGTGCTGGCCTGGCTGGCTATCGATCGCCTGGTCAGCCAGCGCGACGTCGCCAGGCTGGAGCGCGACAGCGCGCAATTCGAACGTGACGGCCTGCGCCAGGCTGCGCGTATCACCGGCGAGCGCCTGGCGATCGCCGCCGACAACGACCGCAAGAACACCCAGGAACTGACGGATGCCCTCAATAACAACCAGGAGCTGCGCCGCGCTGTTGCTGATGGCGATCAGCGGCTGCTCGTCAACGCCACCTGCCCAGCCCATGTGCCCACCAATGCCGGCACCGGCGGCGTGGCTGATGCAGGCGGCGCCGAACTCCGAGCAGACGCTCGATCGGATTATTTCACCCTCAAGGATCAGCTCGCCCTCAGCCGGCAAATGATCCTCGGCCTGCAGGACCACGTCCGCAGCTTTTGCACTACCCCAACCCAACCTGGAGCAAACCATGAGCAATGACCGTACTGAGATCACCCTGGAAGTCGCTGGCAAAGACTTCGAATTCACCGTCGATCCGGCTGTGATGAGCAAATACATCAACAGCCTGACCCAGAACAACAAGGTTGCACCGGCCAACAACCTGCTGATGAACACCATCGCCCAGGAACAACGGGCCGAACTGAAGGGCCTGCTGGGCAACAACCCGTTGACCACCCTGCAGATCGCCGGCGCCCTGGTCGAGGAATACTCGCCGACCATTGAAATCTCCGTAAAAAAGCGCTCGGCCACGCTGAACGCCTGACCGAGGACGGCCTGGGCCAACTGCTGGCCCTGGCTGCTCGCTGGCTACCTGGTGAGTCGCCCACGGTGGAAACCATGGGCACCGCCAAGTGGCTGGAGGACGAGTACTGGCGGCGAATGGAATTCGCCGTAGCGAACGGCATATCCCGAGCATTCAACGGTAACTGACCACACATGAGCGCGAGCACATCCAGCCGTCTGGATTTCATCCTGAGCTTGACCGACAAGGTCACGGCGCCGGCAGCTAAAATCTCGGCAACCTTTAACGACCTGGCTGCCCAGGGCGAAGCCAACATCAAGCAGATGGGCCTTGGCCTGGGCGGTTTGATTGGCGCCGCTGCCGGCATTTCCGGGTCGCTGGAGCCTGCGCTAGAGATGAACCGCGCTCTGGGCGAAGTCCGCTCGCTGGGTGTTGCCGAGGATGCCCTGGACGCCCTCAACAGCAAGTCCCTGGAGTTTTCCGTGGCCTACGGCGAGAACGCCCAGGCCTTTGCTGCCTCGGCCTACCTGATCGAAGGCGCCATTAAAGGGCTCGCCGGCGAACAGCTGGCTACCTTCACCAACACCAGCAACGTCTTGGCCAAGGCAACCAAGACCGACACCGAAACTATGGGCGAGTACGTCGGCACGCTCTACAACCTGCAGAAACAGCAGGCCGACGCCATGGGTAAAAGCGAGTGGGTCGAGCGCCTGGGCGGGCAGACGGCCCTGGCGGTCCAGCTGTTCCGTACCAGCGGCGCGGCAATGAAAGACGCCTTCAAGGAGGCGGGTGCCATCGCTACCGCTGCAGGCGTGGACCTGGCCGAGCAGATGGCGGTGATCGGTACCTTGTCCAGCACCATGGAAGGCGGCGATGCCGGCGGACGCTACAAGGCGTTTTTCGAGAACATCGAGAACGCTTCGGAAAAGCTGGGCATGAAGTTCACCGACACCAACGGCAAGGTGCTGCCCATGCTCGACATCCTGGCCAAGTTGGAAGGCAAGTTTGGTGACCTGGGCAATGCCGCTGCCAACAACAAGCTGGTGGAAGCATTTGGCGGGGAGGGCGCCCAGGTAATCGGTGCCCTGGCCAAGGACACCGGGCGCTTGCGTAACGGCATCGAGCAGTTGGGCAAGGTCAGGGGCCTGGAGCAGGCCGAGAAGATGGCCAAGGACATGGTGGACCCGTGGCAGCAGTTCGGGGCCGCTGTGCAGGCATTGCGGATCGCTTTCGGTCAGGCGCTGATCCCGATCCTTCAACCGTTAATGGATCGCCTGGTGGGCATCGGCAAGACCCTGGTGCGCTGGACTCAGATTTTCCCCAACATCACCCGCGTTATCGGGCTCGCCGTTCTGGCTGCGTTGGCGATCACCGCTGCGATGAGCGCGCTAACCCTGGTTGTGGGCATCAGCAAGATGGTTTGGATGGGCGCGACCGTGGCCTGGACTCTGTTCACCTGGACGGGCTGGAAGAGCATCGCCATGTTCATGGTGCACACCGTCCAGGGCGGTCTGTTTATCGCCCGTATCCTGGCCATGATCGCAGTCATGGGCGTGGCCAAGGGCGCCATGCTGCTCTGGCAGGGCGTGATCTGGCTGGTCAACGCGGCGATGATGGCCAACCCTGTCGGCCTGGTGATTCTCGGCATCGTCGCCCTGATCGCCGTTGTGGTCGCCGTCGTGGCGTACTGGGACGAGCTGGTAGCTGCCCTGATGAACACAGCCGCGTTCCAGTGGGTAGCCGACCAGGTGCAAGCCCTGGGCGCCTGGTTCGATTCCATGGGCGGCTGGATGGGCATGGCCAGGTCAGCCTGGGACGGAATCGTTTCGATCTTTCAGAAGGCAATCAACGGCCTGATCGAGATGCTGAACAAGATCCCGGGCGTCAACATCGAAACCCGATTTGGCGAGCTGCCAGAACCGCCACAAGTGCCGGAGATCCCAGGCCAGGCTGTGCCGGTCGGCGTTATGACTAAGGCCGATCCGCTGCCACTGCCGGCAGCCAAGGCGCTGACCCAGGTGCAGCCCGCTGCGCCGCTGGTAACCCCGTTACCGGTCGCAGCTACACCGCCGGCACCGGTGGCCAAGGCCATGGAGCAACAACCCCAGCTCAAGCTGGTACCGCCACCGGTGGCGGCATTGCCTGCCCAGGTTACCAACCCGGCTCCTGCTGTGCCGGCGGCGCCTGCCTTGAAGCTGGTAGCCCCGACGCCGGCACCGCTGGCCAACCTGCCGGCGCCGGTACCGGCCCAACCTGAGGCGATCGGCCCAACGCTCAAAGCCCTGGCCACGATGCCACCGCTGCCGGTCCAGGTGCAGGCCGAAACCCCGGTTGACCAGGTCGAGCGCAACCGCGAGCGCCTGGCCCAGGCCGCGCCCAGCCTTTCACCTGTAAAGCCAGCAG